CTAAAGACAAAGACCTATATAGGCTCTCTTTTGATACTAACGCATACACAAGACCGTGCGTTTTTTCTAGAGAAGAGACTTGACTATAAGTAGCATACACTGTATATTAGTATAATCAACATACGTAAACATAAGGAGACATAAGATGTCATTAGCACAGTTGAAAAAGTCGAACTCCCTCGACAAACTGCTTGGAGCAGTTGAAGCGGAGAACAAACCTCAAGAGAAGAAGTCCTACGTGGACGAAAGGCTCTGGAAGCCGGTCATGGATAAGACAGGTAATGGTTATGCCGTTATCCGTTTCCTTCCTACACCAAAAGGTGAAGACCTTCCTTGGGCGAAAGTGTGGAATCACGCTTTTCAAGGCCCTACTGGTCAGTGGTATATTGAGAACTCTCTCACTACCCTGAGTCAGAATGATCCTGTATCGGAATTGAACAGTGCGTACTGGAATTCTGGTGTAGAGTCGGATAAGGAAATTGCACGCCGCCAAAAGCGCAAGTTGCAATACTTCTCCAACATCTATGTTGTGAGTGATCCTAAGAACCCTGAGAATGAGGGTCGAGTCTTCTTGTTCCGTTATGGTAAGAAGATTTTCGACAAGATCATGGAGTCAATGCAGCCTGCATTTGAGGATGAGACACCCATCAATCCATTTGATTTTTGGGAAGGTGCGAACTTCAAGTTGAAGATTCGTAAGGTTGATGGTTATTGGAACTATGATAAGTCAGAGTTCGAAGCACCGTCTGTTCTTTTTGAGGATGATGACCGCCTCGAAAAGCTTTGGGGTACACAGTATTCTCTCGCTGATTATACTGCTCCCACTAACTTCAAGTCCTATGACGAACTCAAGAAACGTCTGGACACTGTTCTTGCTGGTACAACGAAAGTTGGTTCTGTAGTCGATACTATTGAAGATGAACCAGTTGAGAAGACGGTCACTATAGATACAAAAGAGGAGCCTGCTCCTACTGTATCGGTAGATGATGATGAGGACACCATGTCCTATTTTGAGAAGTTGGCCGCTGACGAAAGTTAGACCTTAAAGATAGACGATCAGAAATATTCGGCGTTTCGAGATTGATCAATTCTCCGTGATGTTGCTGGTCGTCTAGCTTGCCCACTTCCTGCTGCAAGATTAGTGGTCTGTTGATTACTAATATTGTTATTACTTCCAGACTGAATATTAGATATATTTGCAGAGAGCTGATCAATCGATCTCTGAAGACCTTCTGCCCACATAAAATTAGTTTTCCCTTGAGCTTCCCTAGCATCAGGTGACATGTCAACGTCTGCGCCGTCTTCATCGACTTGGGGTGCTGGAGTAGTTGGTTTCGCCTCAAAATCTGCCTGAACAACCGCTTTTAGTTTTTCGATGTTTGTTTTTGCTTCATCGATCATTATATCTGGACTGCCCAATCCCTTGACCGCAGCCTTACCTAGACGTTTACCAAATATTTTTACCCCTGTAGCTTCACTACCGTTTATCAGAGCTTCGATTTGAGGTAGATTATCTCCCATTTCCTCTATGAATTTTTGCATGCCAGGATTACCAGTGTAACCAGAACCTAACATGGAGAAGGCTTCTAAGGCCTTGACATTATTCTCTACTGTACCTATGTTTATAATTTTAGATGCGAATCTCTGTAGGGCAGTCATAGGGTCTACTTTATTGTCTTTACCGAAGAAACTACTCAATCCTTCAGCGAGACTACTCAACAAGTCTCCACCACCTTTGAGAACTTGTGTCCCAGCGAACTTGGCCAGTCCCATACCATATGTAACCAAAGCATCTGCATTTATCTTGACCTGTGCTGCCTGTTCTGCTGTGATTTTTCTAGCAGAGAACTTAATTAGATCGCCAAGGGGGTCTGATTTTCCACCACCAAAAAAACTAGATAGACCATCTGCAATACTGCTGACCATATTCCCAATAGCACCACCAGCTTTTCCTGCTTCTCCAGCTGCACCAGCGGCCATCGCTTTTGCATATTCAACCATTGCGCCAGCAACAAATTTTATCTGAACTGGATCGATACCTTTGGCCGCAGATAACTTCTGCATACCCTCAATTTGGGAATCCAACATTCCCTTTCCACCGATCATCTTACTAACGCCGTCAGTGAAACTACTGATCATATTACCAAGGCCACCAACTGCCTTGACTGTTTCTGCACCAGCACCAATCGCATTGACCTTTGCGTATTGAACCATTGCACCAGCAACGGCTTTGATCTTCTCTGCATCAATACCAGTGGCACTTGATAACTTCCTCATACCGTCAAGTTGTGTTTCTAGAACACCTTTACCACCAAGGAACTTTGACACCCCATCCATTGCAGTACCAGCTAAATTTGCTAGACTACCAACAGCCTTTATTGCAGTTGCGCCCGTTCCCACTGCCATGGCTTCCATGTATGTTACCATAGATGCAGCGTTTGCTTTCACTCCTTCATGATTAATTACAGCATCACCAAATATCTTCATTTTCTCTAGTGGTGGAACTCCGCCAATTAGTTTACCTAGACCACCAAACACGGCATCACCTAGAGTAGAAAGACTGCTCAACATTGCACCACCGCCGCCGGCTGCCATTGCAATACCGTATGCCTTCATTGCTTCAGCGTTCGCCTTCACACCCTTTGCATTTATCTTGGCTTCACCGAATAACCTCATTTTCTCGAGCGTGCTCTCTGGGCCAGATTTGATACCTAACAAACCACCTATACCCTCTGCGATACCACCAACTAAACCACCTACAGCACTAATCGCTCCACCGATACCTTGAGCACCTAATCCAACACCAATTGCCGCCATACCAAGTCCCACATCGACAAGGTTTTTACCATTGATACCCTCAAAAGATTTTAGACCTTCTGCTATAGTCGGGAACATTTTTGATACTAATGCCGCAGAACCGCCAATTGCTAATACAAATGCACCAACACCTAGACCAAGAGCACCCATTGCAATAACAAACTTAGGTGCAAAAGCTGCGGCCTTTCCTATACCTTTCATCAGTCCACCAACGGCAGTACCGATACCAGCACCCATACCACCTAACGCACGAGCAATACCGGCAAAGATACCCCCTGCCTTACCAGCATCTTTTGATTCTGCACCTTGAAACTGACTTTGCATACCAGATAATGTGCTAGCGATAGATTCTAGATATGTGTTAGATTTATCTGCACGCCTGTTTGCTTCATTCGCCTGTTCTTTTGCAGCTGCACCAGAGTCTTCCTTGTTTGCGGCGGCCATCTTATCAGCTGCGGCATCAAGTTTCTGTGTGGTTTTACCTAACTTATCTACGGTATCTTCGAAGGTTGCCATGTTACTTCCTTGACATGTAAGCGGTCATACCCATATATGCACCTACTACACCAGCCATGCCGATGTAGAATAAAGCAGACAGATCACCCAAAAGTTTCAGTCTGCTCTCAGGAATAAAGCCTGGTATCATAACAATGATCGTAAATAGAATCATTGCTCCCATTGATATCCAAGCCATACGCCGTTGAGCGTCAGCCTTCTGATCAGCATTTTCTGCTTCATGTATTTTTTGTACCATCTCTAATTCTTCGTCACTCACAACACCATCTCCATCCAAGTCATATTCATTATATTGTGATTCTGGTTGTAATTTTTTTTGAACCACGATAAACTCCTATCTCTGTTTACGTTCTTGTCTCTCTTGCTCTTCGTTTTCTTCCTGTATAAATTGTAACAGCAGCCCCATGTATATTTCCCTTTCCCACGGCATCATATCTTCTAGTTCATTGAGGCTGTACTTATGATGTTGCATCATGGCGAAGTTCGCCTGATAATAGTTCTCCAAGGTTTCGTGTGAAAGGGCTATTCGAAAAAACTTTGGAGTCCTTCAATGTTTACCTCATTTTTTACTTTCGTATTCGGGTTAGTAAACTTCACCACATGTTTTAATTTGGGCATGGTTTCAAAAAAGGTAGATAGTTTCTCAAACATTTCCGTAGACATATTTTCGAGAAAATCATCCAGTTCTTTATCACTGATATCAACTCTATTATGTATCTCTTCACCGTCATGAATTTCCATAACACATCGTTTAATCAGAACAAAAATCCTCTCAACTTCTGTATTAGCCTCATTTGGCATGGCCATATCCGATAGAGTGGGATAGCCCATGATCAACTTAATATCATTTGTCAGAACAACCTCATTCGAATGGCCAACTTCCGTTGTTACTCCTACTTTTGATAGGTCAATTTCCACAGGGACTTTGGTTGTGCCATCGTCTTCTGCTGTCATAATAATTGTAGACTTTTCACCTACTGATTTCGCTCGCATCTGTAGAAACAGATATTCAATATCGAATAGAGGATACTGATATGGATCAATACTGCCCTCTGTGCAATCATTAATAATCTGAGCAAATGCCCCCTCAATAGTTTTATCATCTTGTGACTCTTGTGCAATCAAGAGGTTCTTCTGTTCTTTAACCAGAAAAGGCCTAAACTTAACTGATTGGCCAGTGGACGGTAATTCCAATTCATATGTTACCGTATTTAGCTTTGGTAGTGCCATAATTTTTCATCCTTATAATTTTCGCAACACAGCGGGTATATTTGCTGTGATATTTCTCTCCACAGAGTTTACCACCGTTTGAGTAATCTTATCACCGATGCTGGGTGGTGTTTGTTCAGCATCTAGAGTTGACCACGTTCTGAACGCAAACGTCACTTCATTTTTGATAATATCTGTAGCAGCTGCACCAGATAGCTCGGTGCCTGCAATTGTTTTGGGCCACATTTCGTTAATCTTCAACCCAAACCGCCTTTGGTTGTTTATGTCTAACAGGTATACATCGGCCGATCCGACATAATCAGCATAGTATCCCACATTCCATGTTTCTGGATTGAAACACTTTTGTTGCCACTGTTCAAAAAATATTCTCTCATCTAGACCAGAACTTGCCTGAAACGTCATGGATACTTCGCCTGCGTATGTCACTTCTTCTGCAATCTCTCTTACCGGCCCATATATATTGCTGTCAGGACTAGAGGTAATATTTCTGCCTGGCAAAGTTACAGATTCGCAACGCATGGATACTGATCTTGAAGCGTTGTTTGACTGTCGTAAACCAGAAAATACATTTTGTAGACCGCCACCTGTTTTTGGTGCTGGTGGATATAATAAAACCTCATATCTACTCGGTAACGCATATCCCTCATTAGAGCGAAATGCTGATAGAATATCATTGAATACGCCGAATGCTGTACCTTCTACAAAACTTGCCATTAGATCATTGCCTTTGATTCTTTCCAAACCTGAGAAGCCGAGGACTTCTTAAATCTCTGTACAGGCAGTAGGGTTGCGATAGTAAATTCATCTGCATCAATCCTACGAATTTGTGACTTCATTTGTCCAGACAGATATTTGTGTATAGTTGGTTTGACTAAGTTAATATTCTTTAATTTGCTGTAGTCCACAACAAGTCTGGTTGACTCATCAAAGGCTGTGTTATTAGAAAAGTCCACCAACCTGTCCAACAGCTTGACTCGTAGTGGTATCGGGAGATAATGAAAATTAATTCCCAGAAAACCATCACTATAAGTTTCTAGAGGCAGAACAAGGGGAAACGTATCGTAGTACGGTAGTTGTTTCTTAAACTTTGGATCATACACAAACATGTTGAGTTTGCCGTAGAACGGTTTGGTATCTCGTTTACCATCCCTGATCAAATCCAGTGTCTTAGGTGTGCCGAACTCCTTGATCTTATCCTTATACCATTGGGTAGATCGTGGACGGCCTTTTGCCTCGTCTTTTACTGCCTGTATGAACTTACTTTGTGCCATATCACTATTTATACGAAATCCCTAGATGATCCTCGTTGATAATCACAAACTCCATACCATTATTCTTACACCATTCGGTAGCATATTTCCACTTGGCTTCATTGATGCTCCATGTTTTCACTTCATTGAGATACCTTCTCGTCTTACGTTTTGGTTCTTTTGGTGGAGAACATTGAATCTTAGGTTTCACCTCAATTATCATTTTCTTGAGACTACCATCTGCCTGTTGAGCTTTTATGTAGAAGTCGGGAAAATATCGGTGCCGTCTGTTATCCCATGGCGATAAATATGGTATAATGATCTCTTCACTACCCCATTCAATTATGGATGCGTTGTTGTCACAATACACCATAAACTTTCGTTCCCAGAGAGAACGGTAGATTATGTTTCGTGGATCACCCTTATATTTTCGGGGATTCTTTGGATTGTATCGACCTTTGTATGCCATTGGTTATAAATAGTTTCAGTGTATAAGGATATTTAGACATGGCTGTATTACTTAATGCTCTTAAAAATCAAGTCGCAACATCAGTTGCGTCTAAGGTTTCTCAATTCGCAAAGATAGGTTCGTCTGCTGGTGCATCTTCTTTGCAGGCTCTTACACAACAGAACAACTTCAGTTCAACATCCTCAAAGAACCTTGCGTATCCTCTGAATGTGGAAGATGATCCAGAACAGGGTCATTATATCATATTCTACATATATGAAATTGATGATGTTAAGGTCAAGAAAAAAGGTGATGCTATCGTAAAAGCTGCTAGGGGTAATGGAAGTGCTGCTCAGAAACAATTGCAGAATTCAGACTCTACAGGAATGGCATCACAATCGGGAAAGGGTGCAGGCAAATCCCTATCCATCAAAAGACCGCCCATGAAACGTATGGATCAGGCTATTGCTCTCTACATGCCTCCCTCTGTTAAGGTCAGTTATAAAACAAATTACAGTGACCAAGAAATTGGTCTAATGGCACAGGTAGCCGGGGATGTATATAGCGATTTGCAAAGTGGTAAAGGATTGATGGAAACCGGCAAAGGAGCCCTTGGTGGATTAGCTACAGGTATAGGTATGAAGGTAGTCGAAGGGGCCCAAGCCTTGATGCCAGGAGCGAAAGCCATGGCACAAATCGCATCTGGTATGGCTATCTCAAATAAGATGGAGTTGCAATTTGATGGTGTAGATCGTAGAGACTTTTCGTACTCGTTTACATTTATTCCAAAGAGTGAACAGGAATCAAAAGTTGTCGAGGAAAT